TTCAGATATTTTAATGCCCTCTGAGTTAAATCACCTTTCAGTGATCTCGTCGCTACAGCGATAAACGGTCGTCAGGTCTAGTGGCTGGTAGAACTTCCATCAGTTGTTCACCACACCACTCTTCAAACTGCACCTGTTGTTGTGCATTGAAGCCAAAAGCCCTTTCGAAGCTATCCCGTGCCACCAAAGTGACAGGTTTAACCGTCGGATTTAGGCTGGATTCCAGACGCGCGCGCCTAGACAACTCGGTAGCCATGGGTGTTGCACCCAGTGAAGCTCGCAAATAGGCTTGCGCCCACGCTTGCATCATAGGTACCCCATCCCCACAGGCTAACTCCGAGTGCCCAATAGCGGCAACAAGCGAATACCACGCTTTCCCCTCGTATCGTTTAACCGACACACTGGAACGACTTATAGCCCGGGCCGGAGCTCGGACCATTCGCCATACACCCTCCCGGATTTGTATGGGTCTGCACTGACAGAAATCCACTTGTTCGATTTCTGTAACCACCTCACATTTTGTCCTAAATCCGTACTTCTTCCAGACCTCAGGACCAAAATCAACCTTATCGACATCTCCGGCTTCCATCACCACTACAGAATCATCACCATTCAGCAAAGTTCTGTGTGTTACGTTCCTGAAGACATCCTCTAGGATGGTGTAGTTAATAACAGTGTTACCCAGACCGGTGTTGTACTCACCGCTCATTTTCCTGGCTACACAAGAATACCGTATCCCATTCTTTGTATACCCCCTATTCTCGTACTGCAAACCCATTAAGGCAAGTAGATCCTCATCTGGCATTAGATGCATATAAAAGTTCTCCTCCAATTGTATCCAACGAGTTGTAACACAGGAATCGAACTTAGCATGATCAAGCAGAATGAAGACCGGATCAGAGAACTCACTAGCCATGGCAACTATTGTTGAAGCCACCGCAAAAGAGTTCATCACCTTGGAAAATGGGCACAAGCCCCTATCCAAGTACTTCCACAACTTCAACTCTATAGGTAATAGGTAAGTTGAGAGTTCAGCACAATAGTTATACGAGCGATGTTGAATTCCACGGGGTGGCTTAGCGGTATCATTGTACGCCCCATCATCTTGAGTTTCCAGACTACTAACTGGCCACTTCTCAACTTTGATGAACATACTAACCCTAGCCATATGCGGTGGTCGCCCACGCTGCACATTCCGTTCAAATGCTTCCCTATACCTCTTCTTAGCAGCAGGAGCGGCTTTATGGGCCACTACCGCATCAGAGGTCATCCGATCCCCTACGGCCAGCTCGCCGGCCAGTGAGTTCAAGTACGCATTGCAGCGTAACCATTCCTCCATCTCGGGGCTCCCCTCGTTCAACAAATGCCTTCGATATAAGGCATGCAACTCATTCAGGATGCACGCTTGAAACGTGCCCTGCGGTTGATACCAATCAAAAGGTGGCGGTTTAACGAGGTGATAGGTGTATGTCTTATGCAAACAAGGCACCATCGGAACTAGGGTTATGGACGCATCTACCAGCTTTCGCCGGTTAATAGGCCCACAGCACGTGGCCGGAATGGCCACCCGACCGTCCCATCAAGACTGTTCCAACTTATGAGAAGGGAGGACTCGTGCCCGCCCAAGTAGGCCCTGATTTCCCAGCCTACCCTCGACAGCATCAGCATGCAGCCTAATAACCTCATTATTGACTGGATCCTTCATCTGCTGCCGATACTCCTCATCGTGGTAATCGGGCTTCATCGCTACCGTAACCGAGTTATTCTGCACCCTGTACATTTCCTCGATCCTACCTTGAAAGTCGTCCTTATGGTGGCTCTCCAGGTATTGTAACGCCCTCCGCCCCATCTCAGTCCTGAGCTGGGCCGTACGCTTCATCCCTAGCGTCTTCATTCGCAAAAAGGCAACACAACCAGGGTCTAGAACCTCAATCTCCTTCCGGAGTTTATCTCGGGTTCCCATCCCTAGTGGCCCTTTCACGAGTCCGACTAAAGGCAAGGTCTTTCCGGTATGGTACGCTCTACCCTGTCTCTGGGTATACAACATACCTTCCGGTGCCCCAACAGCAGGAGCAACGACCTCAGCGTACGAAACAGACTTTTTAACCCTAGGACTCGGTAGTGGAACCGGGTCTGAGGTCATGTCAGCTCCTAGGCAGTCATCCCCACTCGTCACCTCGACCGGAGCATCCAGCATAATAGCCAGTTCCGATCGCAACGGGTGTTCAACTACGTCAACCGAGGGCAGGTTCGGAAGTCTAGCCTTCAAACCTAGCTGAACTCGCAGTTCGTCAACGTAATTGACAAAGTCCCCGGAATCACTACCGACTGACATATCAGCCGTAGAAACATCCCCCGAGGACCTAGACAACCTTAAGCTCTTGTACTGCCTTCTGCGTCGTTGGTTGCGCAGCTGGGTAGCACTTCTCACAGTGATATCAGATCTGGCGTCCCAATTGGCGTCGACCTCACTCCTTGTAACAGGAGGCACACTGCGGTTTGCAGACACAGCAGGGGCCGTTACGGTAGCTGATGAAGCTCCTGGCCCTTGCTCACTCTGCCCCATTGGCTTCGGTTTCGGGCGGGTCGCTAACTGATCAACCCTGCCTTCAAGAGGGGTACCCCACTCCCAGTCTTTCATACACGTACGGCGATAACATGTACTACTCCCCCTGAGCTTTAGTGATGGGTAGGCATGACTAATAGCCCTACCCCCACAACTAGGGCACTTATCGGGCGCCCCGTCGTGTTTCACTAACCCGCAGGTTCTACCGTCCAACTTGCTCGCAGGCTTAACCCCTCGTGCGGATTTCGATCTATCCACGGCAGCCCACTTACGCTCGTAAGCCAGTTTCTCCTGCGGAGTGGTTGAAAGACGAGCCTTCCAGGCCCGTTCCTCATTTTCCGCCTCTTCCTTAGCCAGCGCCCTGACTTTAGCCAAATCTTGGGGGCTAAGCCAGATGCGCTTCTGGGCGCCCGTACGTTTCTTCCAGTCTTTCTTAATAACCTTACGGTCCTTAGTATAGACAACCCGCTCCATCATCTGAGGTGGAACGGGGGAAACTGGGGCGGCGCGATTGAGCTCACGCTCTCTCGCGACTACTTCCTCGGGCGTTAGCTTCTTAGCTGCCTTACGAGACAGCTTAAGAGGGACTCCACTTTTGTCCGCCGATGCTTGTTTACGGGTTGTTGCCCGCTCGGCCGCGCGCCTCGCCTTAGCGTTCGGAGGTCTGGAAGTTACCTCCTCAGTGACTTTCCTAGTCTTAGGTTCCTTCACAAGATCGGCCTCCCGCCTATCTTGATCATCAAGAGCCTTAGAATAAGCCTTTAGATCAACCCCAAGGTCGTCCGTAAGCCTAGGAAGACGGCCGCTTTCCAAATCGGCCATCACACGTTGTTCACTGGTCAACTGGTTTGGAACCTCCTTGGCTCCAACCTCATCATCCACAACCGGATTTCGCTTTTCAGCGACAATGGCTTCATCAGGTTTCCTCTCGGACTCCATGTTAAAACCAAAAGGTAGTTTATTACGC